ACTACATTCCGGAACCGATCTTAGGTTCCCAAAGCCTCAGTTGGCGAGCCGGGTGTTTACACCTCGTGCTACTGCGCCAGCTGGAATAAGCATTACGCTAGGCAACCCGGTCTTCTGAACCTTTGCAAATGGGGCGAAGGCGTCGATGTTTCAATCGACATTGAAGACCCCCTCACCGCTCGTGGTGGCCAACCCTCGCCCGTCAATGACCCAAGTCAGTGTCCCGGCAATGAGTTTGACCCTCACGTAGGCACCCCCCTCACCGCGCTGCTCACGCACACGTGCATCTACGAATTTCACACAGATGTTCCTCGCGAGTGTTCTTATTGCATTCTCCAAGAGATCGAGCAAGGCCAGATCCAGCGTGCATATTACTGGGACAATTGCACGCCTCTTCAAGCTTGCATTATTATGAGGATGATGGGGAAGACCAGCGACGACGCGAAACACCTTCTCACTCCATAGTACAACTATGAAGAACTCGAAAATTGCTCCGAGAGCACGAGTTTGATAATGGAGTTGATCGAAGGCTAATTCGAAGTCTTGTGGGAGAAGGCAAAAATTGCAGCAGCCAAGCTACAAGAGCGTGAAGTCATAGTAACTTACACCGGCCACTGGGAGGATTTCGTCACATGCGATTTCCTTACTCAGTACACTGATGAGCTTTTGCTCTACTAAGGCCTTATGTGGGAGAATGACGGATCGCATGAAGTGCCCCGCTCCAGTGACGTCCGAGTCATCCGTGAACTAAATGCCTGGTTTGACCACATGGGCATGGGATGGAAAGTCAACGGTGAAGAACCTGATGAAGAGGAATACGACGAGGTGACTTTAGACTAAAGCTCATTCTGGGAGAAATACTTCGACAAACTCGAAGCAGATCAGGCCCACCCCATATACACCCTGTTGAGCAACGCTTCACTCACAGATAGAGACGACCTTAGTCGATATATCGTGAGTAGGAGTTCTCCAGAGGAAAGTGGTCGGGGCGGTGAAAATTCACCCTACGAGGAGGAAAACCTGGGAATAAGTCCGAAAAGACAGAAATTCTCGGGCAGGAAAAACGGCAACGACACTATTGCTAAAGCCGGAAAACCTCAGGAAAGGATTCTCTCCCCAGAAGAAATGCTTGATGCAATCCACGAACCCGGAATGCCTCCAAGCGCAGAGGTCACGAACATGGGTGGTCCATCGGGCACCAGCAGAGTCAGTTTCCGCTTCAGGACTTAAATCTTCGCTCAGCACAACCAGCTTCTCCGGTATGAAGGACAGGAAGTTAGAGTCTATTCACCTCTCGAAGGTAATTGTCTGTACAAGTGTCTCGCGCATCTTTGCCGAGAGACGGAATACGACTGGCAGGCCTACGAAGAAGCTTTCGCAGCCGCACAACTGGCGGGCACTTCCGACAATGGCGGAAGTCACTCGTACCAGGTTGTAAAAGCTGTGTGCCATGAGCTAGGTATCCACTGCGGATCTCTCGAAAACATTTAAGCCACGATGTACTCACTGAACAATGGCTAGATGTTGAGACACAAAGTGGTAGCTGGAGACATCCCCTTCCTTCCCGCGATTGGATTGCATGATGGTCATTGCGTGCTGTTGGTCGACGTTAAGCAAAAGAAAAACGTCAGAACATACAGGCTTCTCGAGAAGGCTTTTATCGAAGCTAAGAAGCAAGCTGACAGCCCCGCCACTATCATCCCACTGAGCAACTCAAAGCAATTTTAGAGCAAGAGAGTTAAGACTCAGATGGCGAAAGACAAAGCAAGGACTCTTAGAGAAAAGAGAGAGAAAAAGGCAATGAAGAGCCTAGAGTCTCTGAGTCCCGAAGCGCTCTTTTATAAGTGTGTGCATTTTCATGTACGCACTACACTCAAGAACGCTGCGTACGATCTCCCCTCAAACCATGAGTCGGACGGAGACGTTGCTTTGTACTGTGAGGCGGTTCGTTAGAAAATGCTCAACGACCCAATTCCCCCAGCCCCTAGATCCCAGTTCGCAGTCTTGTGTCTGGCATCGCTGCAAAAAGGGAAAAACTCAAGGTTCTTTGATAGATTGGGAACCAAGAGCATCTAGACATATAAACTCAAATCTGAGTTTTGTCAACAGTCTATCGAGGTTAAGGCAGAAGGGTCTGAATTATTCAAATCTGACACCTTGTTTGGAAACAGAAGACATGGGTACATATACAATGATGTCGACGCAGCCAGAATCGCAGTTGGACCTACTCTGGAGGAGAAGATCAACATGCGATCGCGAATTCCAGCAAGTGTCTCAGTTGAGTTCGACTTTGAAGAGGATGATGGTGGGCCCCTAACAGCGGAGAATATGGTCAAGAATGTCGACAGTCGCGCTGTGAGTGAACTCACAAATCCCTCCTTGTGCGCCATTGCGGGTGGACCTAATTATCGTGCAAATAGCATCGATCCGAAGGACATGAACGATCAAGCATTCGAATGCAAGAAAGCCTACTTTGACAGTAGATCAGGATGCTATCGTACTCATGTGCTCAAGGCCAACCCACAAGGCAAGCTCTGCGCTCTTGCTCTGCAGATCATCAACTCCTACGGGATAGATATCCATGATTAGAAAGCCAAACACGCACCCCACACTTCCGGAGGACACACCGTTTATCGCACGCTCATCAATGCTATGATCGCGAAGAATATGTCTATGT